GCCGCCCAGTCCACCGCGTCGGACGGTCCGACAAGGTACACGAATTCCACGTCGTAGAGCGCCAGCGGGGTTTCCAGGGCAGTCATCACGCTGGTGATAGACGGGACCGGAGCGCTCAGCCGGACGCTGTATTCCGTGCCCAGGCTCATGTCCTCGTCCGGCACGGTGATGCTCACGCCCGCGCCCGGAACCGGAATCGCGCCGTCCAGGGGCAGGGTACGGACCATGCCGAAGCTGTCGCCGCCGTCCGTGGAGAGCTGATAGGTGCCGACATTGCGCCCTCCCGCCGCCGTGATGCGCAGGACCACCTCGGCAGCGGCCAGAACAGTTCCGGTCACGTCAATGGCCGGGCCGGACCCGACCTGCTGAACCGGACCGATGGGACCGCGCACGATGACGGCGTAGCGGTCGCCGGAAACATGCGCTCCCTCGGCCAGGGTCAGGATGGCGCCGGACGCACCCAAGGTGACCTGTCCATTGGCCGGGGTGGCCGTGGCGTTTTCCCAGGTCGCGCCCCCGTCCAGGCTGAGCTTGTAGGTGGCGGTGCCGAGCTGGCCGCTGGTGACGATCTCCAGCACGGCGTCGGCATTGCCCGCGCCGATGCCGCTGGCGCTGGCCTCGGGTCCGGGTTCGGCCCCGGCGCTGGTGTGCTTGACCGCGCCGATGTAGCCGCCGGGCAGGCCCGGTACGGGCACGGCAATGACAATGGGTTCCTGGCCGCCCGTGGCAAAGAGATCCCGCAGTCGATCCACCAGGGGACCGACGCCGAGCAGCGCGTTCAGATCGCTGCTTTTGCCGAGCAGGTAGCCCTTGCCAACGGTCCCGGCGGAGCAGACCCCGGCCACCAGGGCTGTGCCGGAGACGCTGCCCGGCGCAAGCCCGCTGCTGCCGTCGATCAGATATTCAATGACATCGTTCATGTTCGCGCCTCCTTACAGGCGTCCGCCGCCCTGGGGACGGCTCCGAAGTTGATCCAGGGCCGAAGTGAATTCGGCCTCGGAAACCTGTTTTCCATCGGGCCAGCCCGCAGCCTGGCGCAGGGCAGCCAGCTCCCAGGCGGGCAGATCGCCTGCCAGCACTTCCACGGGGTAGAGCTTCTGGGGATACAGCTGCGGTTTGTCCTTACTCTTGGCCATTGTTCGCCTCCCTGTAGGTCGGGTTGAAGGTCACGTCGCGGATCAGCGGGATCTCGCTGTCCCGCGTGGTCATGCCCGTGAATGTGACGTGAAAGGTTTTGTTGCGCTTGGTGAAGGCTTCCACCATGCGCCGGGTGAATCCGCCGTATTCGGCCTTGTCCACGCTGACGGTCACGCGGTTTCCATGCGCGTCTGTGACGCGTTTGGGGAGCGCCAGCAGGAACGCCTCGGCAAAGGCCGCGAGCCAGGCTTCGTCATCCGCACGGATCGCGGCCCGGACCACCAGACGCATGTCATAGCGAGCGCGGCGCAGGGTGCGATGGGTCTGCACCTTGCCGGGCGTGGGAAACTTGCCCACAAAACGCCCGCTGCTCACGTACTGCTCCGTGAGGGTGGAACATTCCACGCGCCGCCTGGGCAGCGTGACGCCGTCCTTGTCCGGGGCGTCCATGATTGCGGTTTCCGGCAACCCGGCGGCCACAGCAGCAGCGCGGAGAATAGCGAAGGCGGTTTCTCTCATCGGCCTTCCTTCCGGTCTTTTTCGTACTCCAGCCGGGCACGTTCCAACTTGATGCGCTCGTTTTCGGGATTCACGTAGGTATGAAACAAAAGCATCCCCAGAAGGGACCAGACGCTGCCTGTGCAGCAAATGGCAAAGGCAATCAGTGCACAAATGGCGACATTGGTCACGGCGACAGAAAGATACGGCGTGTATTTCATCTTCCCCTCCCGCCTAGCAGCGCGGAAAGATGCCCGGCCAGAATGGCGCGGGCCTCTTTGATGTCCTCTTCGGAAAATCCGGCGTAGGGCCGGGGCGGAAGCGTCACGCTGTGGCCGCGTCCTGCCTTGCCGCCCAACTGATGGATGCGGGCGTAAATCTTGTTGCTGCCCACGGACACGTTGGCGGCGCTGGCTTCGTACCCGATGGAGCCCATAAGACCGCTTCCCCCACTATCCACCAGAGTCTTGCCGCCTTCCTTTTCCGCACGCTGCGAAGGCTTCCAGGACGTGCCGTCCGGGCCTTCGCCGCTTTCAAAGCGCTCCACCGTGGACGATACCAGGGCCTCGCCGATTTCAGCCATGGCCTGTTTCGCGCCCGCGCCCACGTTCGCGGCGGAACCGAGCGCGCGGTCCAGGCCGTTCCAATCCAGCTTGAAGCTTGCGCCGCCCATCACCAGCCCCGGAAGTCAAACAGGGGCTGGCGGGTGCGCACTTCCAGTTCGCCGTCCACGCGGCTCTCCTCGCCCAGCTCCTGAAGGCCGATGTTCAGCGCGCCGCTGCGCACGGCTTCCAGATCGCGGACAGCCTGCTTGTATTGCGTCTGGAGCGGAATCCATTCGTTGGCCGCGCCGCCCTCCGAGGACATGACCGAGGTGATGGCCCCGACAATGCGGTACGCGGCCAGCACGGCGGCGATGCGGGTCAGCGTGCCCGGAACCGTGGCCAGGGGCAGCACGAACCGGGCGCGCAGGGCGTCGTCGATTTCGCGGGCCACGTTGACCAGGGTCTTGTCCACGATGCCGGGCGTCTGCTCCTCGGCAGCGGTCAGGTAAGCGTCGAGCACGTAGTCGGTCAGGTCGGTGCGCTGGCAGTACACGGATGCCTCTCTCGCTTGTTTTGGACTGGTTTTGAACTGGTTCAAAAGGCTCGGCGCGGCTCACCGCCCCTGCCGCCCCATTGAAGCGGCAGGAACGGTTTTGCGCTAGGTGAGCACCACGGCCTTCATCACGCTCCTCGGAGCGATGGCAGGCAGGGGTTTGGAATGGGCGATCAGCTCCAGGCTGCCGCCTCGCTTGTCCTCGACGGGCTTGACGAACAGGGGCAGGGGCTGAAGGTTGGCGTCCAGATCGTCCAGTGCGCCATAATACAGGCCGGTGGCCCCCATGGTGTTCATGCGGATTTCCTTGTCCGCCAGCTTCTGGACCGTGCTGCCGTCCTTGGGCTTCTTCCAGGTTTCGGACATTTCGTAGATCTTGAATTTGCCCAGGATGATGGCCCCGTCTTCGGCCAGGCGGGCAGGAATCTTGCTCTCCTTCTCGGACTCCAGCAGGTTCAGCAGCGCCCCGTAGGCCAGGGCACCGGCATGGACGATCTTGTCCCCGCCGTAGCCGGAGCGGTCCAGATCAGTGGCCAGGGAACTGAGGAAGTTGTAGACCTTGGCCCTGGTGATTTCCGCGTGGTCCCACTTGGCTTCGGCAGTGACGTTCTTGGTCTGAATGGACTCGCCGCCGTAGGCCACGGTGTAGTCCTGGTACGAGCCGCTATCCAGAAGCATGGGGTACTGGATATGCCCGTCGAATGCGCACTGCGCGGCCATGGCTTCCGTGGAGGCCTTCACCGCCCGGCGCAGCGCCAGGGTTTTGCGCCTGGCCCACTGCTCGCGGGTCAGCGGGCTGCCCAGCTTGAGGTTGTTCAGGCTCACGGCGTCCACCTTGGACGCGATCTTGAGCGGCAGCGGCTCCACGTAGGTGCCCACCGAGGACTCGGCATTGAGCATGGCGGGCTGACCGCCGCGCGAGACCACAGGCATGACGCCCACGTTCTGGAGCAGCTCCTCCACGGGTATGACCGGGCTGTCCCACTGCTGGCGCACGGCCTCCGGGAACAGCCTGTCCAGCACCGTGCTCGGCGTGGGCGGGGCGGTTTCGATCACCTTGGCGATTTTCGCGGCGGTGAAAAACTGTTTCAGAGACAGGATCAGGGACATGAAAACCCTCCTTATGCGGGCCAAGGCCCGATGAATTCCATTTCCGCCAGGGCGGCGGCAGTAGCCGGGTCGCCGTTCGGCATGGTCAGTTCAGCGGCGTTCACGCCACCGCTGGTGACCACTTCGCCGTCCACGGCTCCGATTTCCGCGTCCCGGACCAGGCAGCCCCGGCACCAATGGGTGCAGCTGGCGGAAACCGCCGCCCCGTTTTCCGGAGCCGCGTTGCAGGTCACGGACACGTCGCCGATCAGGTAGTTGACCTTGCCCGTGCCGCCCGCATCGCCCGTCAAAACGCCGAATCCGTCGTCCGCGAACGATTCCGTGCCGTCCGTGACCGTGACGGACCCAGCCTGGACGAGCCCGCCCAGACTGCCAGTAAAGGTCTTTTCCGCGCCATCGCCCTGGCCCAGATCGGTGTCCTGGGTGACGCCATACGGATACAGCTCCCTCCCGGCGGTCAGGGCCACCAAGGCTCCGGCCAGAAGCACCCCGGTCAGGGCCGTGGCAAAGGGGTAGGTTCGGACCACATGCCCGTCCCCCACCAGAATCTGGGTCTCGCGTTTCGTGGTGGTGCCGAGCACCGCGTCATGCGCCATGATCGTCCTCCATGGTTAGAATTTGCGGGCCAGGGCGTTGCCGTCAAACGTGGCCGCGTCTTCGCTGCCGCTGGCCGGGGCGCTGAACTCGTGGGTCAGGCCGTTGGTCGGAGCCTCAGCCAGGAAGCCCAGGAAGTGGTCCACCAGGGGCCGCTTGCCTTCGGCTTCGCTGAAGCTGATCTCCACGGCAGGGCCTTCGCCCGCGCCCGTCATGGCCTCGCAAAAGGCCAGCACCTTGTCCTTGCTTGCGGGCAGCAGCTTGCCGTCCGCCACGAGCTGGTCCACGCGGGCGGTCAGCTCGATCTTGCGGCGCTTGGTTTCCGCTTCGGAAAACTCACTCTGCTTGGCCTTGAGGTCCGCTTCGGCTTTCTTCCGGGCCTCGCTTTCGGCCTGGGCCTGGGCTTCCAGCTCCTTGATCCGGGCTTCCAGTTCCTTGGTCATCTCGTTCTTCTCCTGTTCCGGTGGTTCCGGCGTGTCCGCCGGGACTTCCGGCGCGCTGAATTGGATGTCCACGGTCAGCCCGCCCTCGTCTCCGAATTCGACGCGCCCAAGTCCCTTGACCGCCGGGGGCACTGCGCCGAGCAGGCCGAAATGGCGGATTTTCAGGTCGGGCGTCAGGCTGAGACTGCCGTATTTGTAGTCTCCATTTTCCACGCCCCGCGCCGCTTTGTCGGAAATCCGTGCGAACTGTGCCTGCAATATGCCGTTCTGGCTGCGCACGGCGGTAATCCAGCCCTGGGCCGGGTCCGTGTTCTTGGGATGACCGAAGACCACGGGCGCATCCTCGGTGCGCTGGCTGTAGTTGCTGGCGATGGCCTCCAGGTCCGCCTCGGACCAGGTGCGGGTGCGCCCCGCGCTGTCCGTATGCGTCCCGGTCCGGAAGATGTTGATCCACTTGGCTTCCTTGCCCATGTTGACTTCCCTCCTTTCGGGGATTACGATTCGGCTTATATCGTGAGTGTTGTCGGCGTTCGTGGCAGGCCCGCCGGGGTCAGGGATCGAAACTGCGCGAAGCTGGCCCAGGGACCGGACTACTTGGGCGACTCACGATAGATCAGTATTCCCGCCCGTTCCTTTTCCGCCTGCTCATAGATGACCCGTTGGTTTCTGTCCCCGCGCGGCGCAAACGCCGTCGCCCCGGTCCAGTTGCGCCCAAAAAGCGAAAATGAGCTGAATCCGCAGATGTTTTTCGAGGACGGCATGCGAAAGAGCCGGATCATCCGCAGGGTGAAGTACATCTTCCCTGTTTCGGGGTGGTCCACGGGCCGCCACCAGACCTCGTAGGGGTCAAGGATGGTCCTGGCCAGAAGTCGCATGTAGGGGCGCTTGTCCGTCCAGCTGGTCTTCCAGGCCCCGGTCGTCTTCTCGGTGAACAGCCACTTGCTGACGGTCACGGGGTAGCCATGCACGTTGACGACCCGGTTGCCGTTCAGGTCGGCGATGCCGAATTCCTTGAGGAACGCCCGGACGTATTCTTCCGTGGCCAGGCCCTTCTTGGGCAGCAGGTCGCTGTCCTTCACGACGTGGATCTGCTTCTGGTCGATGGCGGCGATGGGCGGCTTGCAGACCGAATCCGAGAACTCTCCGGACCGGCAGAGCGTGGGGAACGGTACGTCCCGGACGCCCTCCAGCTCGGACGGAGTCAGCCCGGCCAGCCAGTCCTTGCCCACGTTGGTGCTCCAGCCCTTGTCCGGCAGGGGCGTGACGAACGATTCCATGCCCGTGGCCGGATCCACCACGCGGATGCGGTCCGGGATCTCCTTTTGGACCGTGAGGCCCCGCGCCTTGACCTGCCGGGCCGAAAGCGTGGTCACGGTGCAGCGGCACATGAAGCCGTTAGGCGGGTAGAACTGATCCCAGAACGGGTGGCCGTGCGGGTAGACCATGCCGTGCAGGGCGCGGTGCGCCGGGCGGGTGCGCCGGTCCATGACGGCGGAGTATCGCCAGTACGGACGGGCCTGAGCCACGCGCCGCATCTGCTCAAAGCGACCGGCCATGTAGGCGGACTGGATATTCGTGCGGAAGATGTTTTCCACGCGCCAGGCTTTTTGCCCGGTCCAGCCCCGGTCCTTCAGCACGTCGCCGATGCGGGCCTTGAAATCCGCCAGGGTCTCGCCGTCTTCAATGGCTTTTCCGATGGCGGCCTGCACCGCGCCGATCTGGTCCGCCTTGGCCAGCCCGGACACGGCAAAAGCCCGACTGCGGGCCGCCCCGTCCATGGCCTGGAACTCTTTGGCGCTGACAGGGGCCTTGCCCTTCCAGTATTTCACGGCCTCGGCAGGGGCCAGGGGATCAATGGTTACGGGCATCAGGCGTCCGCCTCCACGGCATGAGCGCCGAACGCCGCCGCGTTCAGCATGATCCTGGCCAGCAGTTCTTCCAACTCGTCCTGCTCCGCGTCATGGCCCAACAGCTCGGCCAGCAGGAGCTGCATGTCCTCCCAGGTTTCGGCCTGGCACACGGCGTTCTCAATTTGCTTGACCAGCTTGCTGTTCGCTTTGACCGCTTCGGGCAGCAGGTCTTCAATGGCCTGATCCACCAGGGCCTGCGACGCCCCCGCCTTCGCATCCTCCCCGTCCTTTTCGTTTTCATCCGGCTCCGCGAACTCGCTATGCTCTGCCGCGTCCGCCCCATTGCCCGCGTCCCCACCTTCCAGCTCGAATTCATCCTCGGCCAGGCCGTAGCGCCGGGTGAAATGGCTCTTTTGGAAACGCACCCCCACACCGTGCAGCTTGGTGTCCAGGTCCGCCTGGGCCGCGTAGTCCTCCGGTTCGGAGTAGGCAAAGACCGGTGCGATCACGCCCGGCCCGGCGTTCACGTCGCGGTAGATGATCGCAATATCGTTCATGACGCTGGCCACCAGGAACTGGTCCGCCTCGGCCATGTCCCCGGACACGGAATAATGCGTCTCGCTGGCTGCGCGGCTGCCGGAGCCGTCCATCTCCGCCGTCAGGGTCTGGCCCATGAGCACCTTGGAAATGGCCTTGTCCCAGCGGCGGATATAGGCTTCGTGCTGGTCGCCGCCTTTGCCCTGGGCGCTGGAAATTTCCACCTCCGCCCCTGCCGGCAGCACGGCCACCGCGTCCTGGACCATGGCGGCCAGGTCGCCCGCCATGCGCATGCGCTCGGCGCGGTCCGCCCCGCGCGGGGACTTGGCCAACACCCAAGGCATGCCGAACTTTTCCAGGAAGCGGGTCAGGAATTCGATGCCGCCCCGTTTGAAGGCCACGGGCCAGAGGCAACGGGAGAGCAGGCGCAAGCCGTAGGGGTTCTTGTAGGTCGGGAAATGGCGCACGAATACGAATTTGCCCGGCGGCAGGAGCTGCGACGCGGCCAGGGTTTCGCCGCGAAACACGGGGCGGCCCAGGTCGTCGAAGGCGAACCATTCACGCGGCTTGGCCACGATGTCCCGCAGGTGGAACGTGCCGCCGCGCGGCTCCCAGAGTAGTTCGAGCGGCGTGAAGCCATAGAACGGCGCGTCCAGCATGGAGGCAAAGACGTTGCGCAGGTTGATGGCTTCCAGATCGGCCACCAGGGCGTCGCAGAGCTTCGCGGCTTCGGGCGCGGCGTCCCGGCCCTTGGCCTGACCGGGCGCGAAGTCGTAGTCCTGCTGGTTCAGCACGCGCAGCTTGCGGTTTTGCATGGCCATGCAGACCTGATCGTCGGCGGTCAGATCGTCGAGCACGTCCGCCGAGTCCGCCCGCTTGAGCAGCACCGGGTCCGGGTCGGGCAGCCAGCCAAGGAACGCGCTGAAATTGGCCCCGGCGGTCAGGCGCGTGGCGAACTCGGTGGAGAGGTCCGTGGCGGACGCCGGGGACGCTGAAAAATCGATGGGGTCGCCTTTATGATCGTAAAGCAGGGACATGGATTCTCCGTGTGTTAATAGCCGCGCATGAGCCCAGCCGTTTGGCTCCCGCCCCCGGTGCAGACGTCCCATTCACCAACGCCGGGCGGGAACTTCCGGGCCGCAAAAAGCGCCAGGGCAAAGGCAACGGCTGAGTCGCCGTGGCGCTTGCCCGCGTCCTTGCGATCCGTGGTGCGGGCATCGCGGGGAACCTTGGGCACGCCCTTGATCTTCTTCACGGCGCGCAGGTCATCCAGGATGTCGTCATTCTTCGGAATCAGCACGGTACGGTCCTCCAGGGCGGCCTTGGCCGGAGGCCAGTTCTCCAGGCACCAGGAATCGGAGAAGTGGACCTGTTCGATGATCTCCGCGCCGAACTCCTGCCGGGCGCGCTCGGACAGGAAGGAGCCGTTGCCGCCCTTGTCCAGTGCGCCGCCGGAAAGAAGCGGCAGACGGTTGCCCACGTAAAACAAGGCCTGCTCCTGCTGGGCAAACGGGCAGTCGCGCAGTTCCAGCACGAACGGGGTGCGCCAGGTCAGGCCGGGCGCTTCCTGGAGCGGCCAGATGTCCGTGAGGTCCACGTCGCGGCCAAAGTCCTCGCCGAACCAGCTGGGCTTGTCCGGCAGGGCCGCCAGGAGCGGGCGCAGCTCCGCTTCCAGCCAGTCGCGCATTTCCCGGTGCCGCTGTTCGTCGGGCCAGTCCACAAAATCACGGGCGGGGGGCGTCCAGCGGATCACGGGAATGGCCGGGTCCATGCAGGCCTCGATGACGTTGCGGGTCAGGTAAGCCCCGCCGGACTTGGACGGGATGCAGAACAGCTCTTCATCCGCATCGTCGCCGTAGTCCGCGATCATCTTGTCGCGCCAGGCAGCCTCGGCTTCCGGCGACCAGGCCAGGGCCGAACGATGGGCCTCGGTGGCGGCCTTGGCCTGCTTGACCTCGCAGATCCGGCGGTAGAGTCCCTGGCCGAGGGCGTCGTCCAGGGTGGTGCGGTGCAGGCTGTAGTTGAGCTTGCCCGCGCGGATGTCCTGCACGAGCTGGTTGAAATCGTTGTCCTCGCCGTTGTGCGTGGACATGATGGCCACATCCCCGCCCCACATGATCAGGGCCATGGCCGCCTTGAGCAGTGCCTTGAGGTCGGGGACGAAGGCGGCCTCGTCAATGCGCACGCGGCCCTGCTTGGAACGCAGGTTGTTGGGGTTGCTGGACAGAGCCTGGACCACGAACCCGGAGTCGAAGCGGATCTGGAAGATGCTCACATCCTTGTCGCCGTCCTTGAGCACGATCTCTTCCATGGCGCTGGCCGCGATGCCGTAGACCCCGGCCCAAAAGGCCGCGTCCTGCACGTACTGCCGGGTCATGTCCTTGTTGTAGGCGAGGTAATAGGTGGACATGCCCCCGGCCTTGGCGCTCTTGGCCGCCACCAGGGCGCTGTCCGCCGCGTCGGCATACGACGCGCCGATGCGCCGGGACTTCTCCCAAACCTTGACTGGCGACGTGTCCGCGTTCCATGCGCGCTGATACGGCAGCAGGACGCCCATCTACTTCCCCAGCACCTTGTCGATGATTTCCTGCACAGCTTCCGCGCTGAGTCCCTTGGTGCGGGCCGTGTCCACCGTATCCGCCTCCTTCGGCTCCACCTCCCGGATCAGCTTCAGCGCCTTGAGCACCCCAGCCACGGCCTTGTCGTCCAGGTCTTCCGGGCTGGCCAGAAGCCGATTGATCTTCAGCTCCACCGCTTCTTTGAGCGCGGCCACGGCGTCATCGTTCGTGCGGATCTCCCGGAGCCTGCCCTGGGCAGCGGCCTCCAGAAGCTTTCCGGCCTTGGCCGCCTCGGCCTGTTTGAGCGCCAGGCCTTCCAGCCCGGCCACGGCAAAGCCCACTTGCGGATTCTTGGTTTCTATCAGCTCCTTGAGCATGGCCGAACGGGCCAGGATGGTGTCGAAGCGCAGGTCCGCCTCGGCCTGGGCCAATCGCGCCCGTCTGCCGCGCCAGTCGTATTTTTCGCCCCAGCGCTTGAGCGTAGATACGGAAACACCGGTTTCCGTGGCCACCTGGTCAAAGGTCAGGCGGGCAACGCAGTAGAGTTCCTGCGCGCGCCAGACATCGTCGGACGGGTATTCGCGGCCCTGGCGCGCCATTACAATCCCCCGGACAGCTCGCCCGGCGAGGGGCGCTTCACGCCCGGAACCGTGGCGCGGCCACGGGCCACGTCCTCGCCGCGTTCGGACAGCCGGGCCACGAGGCAACCGCCCGACAGCGCGAGCGTGACCAGGCCCTGCTCGGCCAGCCAGGAAAGCTGCGTGCGCACGCGGTCGCGGCTGGGCTGGAAGCCGTAAGCCGGGACCATGTCCCGGATCAGGCTGTCGTTCAGCGCGTAGTCCGGCTCTTCCACCAGCAGCCGCAGAATGGTGATGCGCAGGTGCTCCGCGACGATCTCGTCATAGCTCATTTATGCACGCCTCCATTGAGCAGGTAATCCTCGTGCCGCCCCACCACACGCTCCACGCGGCTGACCACCTGGCCCAGTCCGTCGATCTTCTCGGTGACCACCTTGAGGTCGCCGCGCAGGCCCGTGATGCTCAGGGCCAGTTCGTGGAGCGCGGCCCCGCTGGGCACGCTGGTCAGGCAGGCTTCGATTTGGCTGATGCGCTTTTCCAGGGCCGTGGATTCCTTGCGCAGGTCGAGCAGGAGCTTGATCAGGTAGCCGACAATGGGCAGGACCACGACCTGGATCAGGCGCAGGATGATGTCGAGGGTGGGCAAATCCATTACTTGCGGCCCCTTCCGGCCTTGAGCAGCCGCTCCATGCCCTTGGCCGTCATACGGTCGCCGAACCACCATGTCACCGCCGTGACCGTGAGGTACAAGACCGTTCCGATCACCTGGCTCAGCAGAGTTTCGGCCTGGGCCGGGGAAAGGGTCACGCCCTGGGCGTCCAGCACGCGCCAGGCCTGGATCGTGACCCAGGTGCTCACGCCGAGCAGGTAGGCCGTGATGCCGGGCCGGGCCAGCCCCTTGAGCGTGTCCACCAGCCCAAAGAGCAGGCAGATCAGCACGCCCACGGGCTGGGCCAGATACGCTACCCAGCCCTGGGCCGAAAACATGCGCTCCATGAAGCTCTCCAGGAACACGTTGGCGTTCCCGGTGCGCTGGCTGGCGGTGAAGGCCTTGACTTCCTCCAGAGCGACAGCGCCTTCCACCTGGGCCGTGGTCACCTTGATGTTCGCCTCGGCCTCGGCCAGCATGGCTTGGCTTTCCGCCCCGACCATGGCCAGCTCGTGGGCGCGCTCGGCCTTCTTGTCCTCGTTTTCCAGCTCCTTGACCTTGCGCTGGTTGTAGCCGGACCAGATCGTGCCGATCAGGCCCGTGATGCCGCCAAGCAGAACGTCCAGCATCATTCTTCTCCTTCGATGGTTAAGTGCAGGGGCGGACCGCCCAGAGCGGCCAGAAGGGCCATGAAACGGCGCACCGTGGCGCGGGAGACCAGCACGGCGCGCTGGCCCGCAAGCGTGCCGCGCCGGGAGCCGAGCAGGATGCAGCCCTCCACGTTGCTCTTGAAGCCGAGGGAAACGTCACCGGCCAGGTTGCCGGAGTGCAGCAGAATGTGCGTACGGCCCGGCACGTCCCGGACGTGGTACACGCGCCCGAAACGCGGGGAATCGACCGCGACGCAGGTGTATGGCCCGCGCGGAATGCAGGACACGCGAGGCGCGTTGCCGCGCCAAGGCAGTTCCAGGGTGAAGCAGGTGAAGCCGATGTCCGGGATCACAAGGCGACCTTCTGTGCCCTGGTCTGTGCTCGGTTCACGGGTGAGAATGGCGGGAAGTGCGTCCACGTTCATCGCTCCCTGTTTGGTTTCCAGGGAGCAGAATAGCGGTGTAAGGTGCTGATTTCAGGAAGGGGTGTAAAGGATGAAAACAAAAAGGGCGGCCCAAAGGCCGCCCAAAAGGTCGATGGTCAGCGGGACTATTGCCCCGCGTTTTCGAGCAGCTTGTCGCGGCCCATCAACAGAGAGGCCAGACCGGTTGCGGCGTCGTCGGAAAGGCCGCCCCGTTTCTCCTGATACCAGCAGAAGGACTCGGCCAGATACGCCAAAACCATGCGCACGGTGTCGATCTTGTCCGCCCTGTCCATTGCTTCATCGTGCAGGGGCAGCATGGTCATACCTCCAGGCCCATGGCCCGGTAGCGCCGCAGGGCCGCGCCCACCGTGTCCGCGCAGCAGCCGAGCAGCTTGGCCGTTTCCCGCTGTGTCAGGCCCATGCCCCGGTAACGCAGGATCGCGTCCATGTGCGCGTCCTGGAACGCGCTCAAGGACCGCGCCGCCGTGACTCCCTCGCGGCGGCCTTCCAGCCGGATGTTCTCCAGCGCGGCGGCCTCCAGGGCGTTGAACGCCTCGATGTACCGGAGCTTCCACTGCACAGCGGCTTTGCCCGTGAACCCCATCACCAGCAGGGAGAAGGCGTCTCTGGTGAGTCGATAGCAGGGCAGTGATCTGCCTGTGGCGTCCTTGTATTCACTGAATCCAAAATTGGATTCAGTGAATACCTTGGGCAGCATCGACCGTAGCCGGTCAATGTCTCGGAGAACGTGCAGGTGCTTTTTCTGAAAGTGTCGGGCCACGTCCAGGCTGGAGACAGTGGGCGTTCTGCCGTCTGGCAGAAATTCCAGGTGAACGATGGATTGGGGGGCATCGGCCTTGGTGGGATGAGACATGCGAAACTCCTAGTGATTTGCTAATGGCTTTCCCCGAAATGGAAAAAGCCGGGAGTTAGCACCTCCACTAGGCGAGGCTGGGTACTTTAGGCCGAAGCCCTGGACATATCCCCACTCCCGGCAAATATGGCTTTGCTCAGAGGGCGCAAAAAAACCGCGTCTGACGGGGTGGCGGTGTCCGCCTAGTATTGGAGTTGCTACGCTCCGTAGCCCCGTCTATGCGAAAATTCGTCGCTGTTGTCAAGCGCGGCTAAAGGTCCACGCGGTTCATTTCCTCGCGCACGCTCTCGGCAGTCAAACGCAGCGGCAGATCCACGTGGCGGACAAGCTTGCCCTCGGCAGCAAGGGTGTAGACCTGGCTCCGGCTGACATTCAGGCAATACGCCGCTTCGTCAGCCCGGAGCAGGGTCTTTGATTCCACCATTTGCGCGGGCGTGATATCGAACTTGATCCCCTGGTTGTTGTCCACCGTGGGCAGCGCAACCTGGAACCCTTCCGGCGTCTTGGGCGTGCAGCGCTGGCGGCAGCCGAAGCAATGCAGGATCGGCCACTGCTCCACCCAATACGCCCGTTCGGGATTGCGGCACCGCAGCCGTTCATACACGTCCCGCAAAATCTCCCCCTGATAGGGGCGGAAGCCCTTGGCGTAGAGAGCCGCGAACTCCTTCAGCGTCTTGGCGGTCATGGTCATCCTCCGTGGGTCATGTAACCTGAGAAATTTGCAGCACGGCCCGCGCCTGATCCCGGAACAGCTCGTCACAACGGCTGCACGGCCTCTGCTCGTCGCATCGTGCGCAGGCCACGCTCTTGATGGCCCGGAACGCCTTGGCCTCCAGTCCCGTCTGTCCGTTCAGGGCGTCCCGGATGCGCGCGGCCTGCCGCTCCACATCGCCGGGGTAGCGCCCTGCCAGGACCATGTAGACCGTGGCCCGGTTGAGCCCCTTTGCCGCGCGGCAGAAGGCGTGTATGGTGCGATACCGTCCTTCGATTTCGCACCGCAGGGAAGCGATGTCCGGCTCAGACACGTTGCTCCCGCACGCGATTCCATTCCCGTTCATACCGCTTGCATCGGGCGCAAGCTCGACGCCAAGTCTCCCAGTCCTTGGCCTCCAGCGCCTCCTGGCTTTGCCGCGACGCCTCTTCCCGCTTTCGAACGAGCGTGTTCATGCGGATAAAACGCAGGTCAGCTACATCGTAGAGGCAATTTCGCTCAACCAACTCCAGCAATTCCGTCCTGGAAAGATCCTCGACGCGCATCACAGACACTCGGGGTCCAGGCCCTTTGCCCGGCAGCGGTTGTACAAATCCTTGGACAGCGTCTGAAGCTGTCCCTGGTCATTCAGCCACACGAACTTGTCCACCTTGAACTGCCGGGCGCACCGGGCATCCAAGCCGCTCATTTTCCAGCCCAAGGCATGCCACATGGCCGTTATCAACCGCTTCTGCCGGTCGAAGCCAACACCTTCCGGCACTTCGTAGAATCCGGTCCGAGGCTTCGGGGCACGCTTGCGGCTGGACGTAAACGCCACGCCCAGGGCCTCAAAATGTCGCACCAGCTCGTTGAGCTTGAGAAACGACAGCTTTCCGGCGGATTCCACGTCAAAGCGGTCCAGGAGCATCTGGCGGTAGTCGTCATCGCTCATGCCGAGCTGCTTCTTGGCGATATGCACCTTGGCCAGCATGGAACGGCGGCTTTCTGCGGGCGTACTCATTGCCCCTCCCTATGCCCCGGCCGCTTGGGCCAGGAACCTGGCTTCCAGGTCTGCCAGTTTGCGTTCGGAAATGGTCGGCTTGCCCTGGGCCGCGTTGTCCTGGTGGTTCACCAGCAGGCTGATGTCCTTGGGGCTCACCCCGTGTTGCTTTCCCCAGATGTTGCGGCTCAAGCCGGAGCGCTCAATGCGTTGCAACAGTGCATTCCGCAA